AATTGGAATTAACGTAACAAGATCGTGGGGGTATTATAAGGTACTATATGAAGGTGAAGGATTTAAAGTTAAAGAGTTAGTTATTAATCCCAATAGATCATTATCAAAGCAAAGACATACACATAGGAGTGAAACATGGAATATAGTTAAGGGAGAATGTTTCGTACTATTAGATAATGAGAAGATACAATTAACCCAAGAGAAAGGAATACATATACCAGTTAATACATGGCATAAAGGAATAAACGAATCATACAAACATCATGCACATATAATAGAAATCTGGAGAGGAGATATACTAACAGAAGATGATATCGAAAGAGTTAAATTGGTAATGTAAATGTTAACATACCTACCCTCAAGATGGAACAAAGGAATTGATTTAGTCCACATAGATTTACGTACTGATGAAGAGAAATGGGATAGTATTAATAGACAGTTGAAGTTTATTTTACATGCTAATTACGTAGTGGATACTGTATGGTATTTGGAGTGATTCTCTATGGACTAGGTATACATCCAGTGCCTAATCATTCTAGTGTTAGTTATAGCGTATTTGGTATAATTAGATACACAAAGTATTAAAATATAGGTTTTAAATGCCTTTATAAATATAACCCTGTTTATTATGTTGATCAGAATTCGTATCATTTAATGGAGGTAATAAGAGTGATGATAGTATGTAATAGTGCTGATATTAAGTCTGATTGAATGTTATTTTAAATACCAGATCTTATGGTCTTATAGTGTTGATAATACCTGTGATCTTGATGGTCTTAAAGTAACAATTAAATGCTCAGATCTTATGCAAGTTTAGCGAGCGTACCATAAGGATTGCGATTTGTCAAGTATCAGGATCGCCCAGAGATTGTGTAGGATTTGTAACATTTAATTAACACAATACATATATACTAATTGACAATAAGCACTTGCAGTATTGTGAGTCTTATGTTATAATAACCTTAAGTAAACTCTCTGAGGGATTATGCACGACTACGACGCAGAATGTGTGTGGGACTATGAAGTATCTTGCCATGATTACCTTGAAGAAGATTATAATGAGGACGACAATTACGTTCGTGACGCTAACACCCATTACGAACAATTAGCATACAGACATTACGCATAAGCACATTAAATTTGTGTGACAAGTTAATAACGTAGCACAGCACCGTTACCGTTGTAAAGTATTCGTGTGCCAGTTTATAAAGTGCCCACTGTTTTAACATAGGGCAGCGTTTTTATGGTATATTAAAGATAATCAAGGGAGACGCTCTTGTTATCACTTTTCTTATTTTTTATGCCACTATTACACATCGAGCACATTGAAGATACCGTCCTTAAGGGTGATCTTAGTGCGCTCGAATTGTTAGAGTCTGGTAGTAACTTAAGCGCAAAGATTGATGGTTCTCCAAGTATAGTTTGGGGGCAAGATCCTGCTGACAATCTTTTCTTCGTGGGCACCAAAAGTGTGTTCAACAAAAGATTAGTTAAGAGGTGCAAATCGTATGGGGATATTGATAACTGGTATGCTGGAGATTTACACGAAATACTAACAACTTGTTTTCGTAATCTGCCTAATGACGGTAACATATACCAGGGAGATTTCATTGGGTTTGGTGGAGATAGCGAGTATAATCCTAACACAATAACTTATAACTTTGATCGTGTAATTCGTGAGGACGTTATAATAGCACCACACACAATATACACAGGTGATAGTAAAGATCTGCGTGAGCACAAAGTATCACCGTTGACACGCAATCTCCAAAACACTAATAACGTGCACTTCGTATCTTCTACAGTGACTAATAAGAACTGCGTAGAAGATTTAGGGTTTATGATTAACTTTGCACGTACAATCGCAGGTGCAGTAGAGTTCATCGAAGACGAGAAGAATGTCGCTGCTATGAAGAAAGAATTGAATGCATATATTCGTGAAGATAAAGAGATAGTGCCAGAAGAGTTTGATAACACTAGTCTAGTAAGATTCTGGAAGTTAATTGTTAGTATCAAGGAGCAATTCATGGATAATTGTGATACAAACTCTTCTGAGATGAAAGCATCACTTAATGGCGAAGATTTCGATGGCGAAGGTTATGTTTTATCAGACAATCGTCAAGTGATTAAGTTAGTTAACCGTAGAGAGTTTAGTTATCACAATTTCATAGCTAATTCGTAGTCTTATGTGTTAACGAACGATATGCAATTAGGCAGTCGTTCGTGTATATCGCAGTCGTGGCGATTATGCGCCTTCGTTATTAAAAACGGATGACTCCCCTAGACTACAAAGTGTTACGGATGAGATATAAAAATTATCAGCAAGTAAAAAAATTTACCAGAGGTTTAAAATCTGTCCAGTCTATATAATTTTGAAAAAGAGAAACATAATCCATCTTATGCAAAAAAAATCTGAACAAAATTTTACCAGTATAGAGATTGACAATGTTACTGGTCAGTACTATACTATTATACCAGAATGGGTTATACACGATCAAGATTGGTTTGAAGGCACAAAATTAAAATGGGCAATGGAAATTGACGAAGTTATTATTAAAGAGGACTATGAGTAACACGTATCACATATACCTAAGAGACGAAGTATTATTTAAAGATTTGGACGAAAGGGAGTTTAAGGTTATATGGGGGCGTTTGTTTCATTCATACTATAGAGAAGAGTTAACATATACAAAGGTACTGGATGAAAAATATATCGATGCATCTTATTGACTTTTGCTATATAAACTGATATAATTGAAGTGTAATTACAAGACGTTATGGCTAAAGGATTTACTGTAAAGGCAAAGTCACCAGTTGCAGCAAAAGCAAAGAAAGAACCTGAGTGGGATTTTGCTAAGGCAAGAGAGATGATTAGAGGTAAGAGTGTAGTCTTCTGCTTACCTGGTAGAGGAGTATCATACACCTACTTAAAGAATTTTGTACAACTATGTTTTGATATCGTACAGAATGGTGGACAGATACAGATATCACAAGACTATAGTTCTATGGTGAACTTTGCTAGATGTAAATGTCTAGGAGCAAATGTTCTACGTGGTCCTGATCAATTACCTTGGGATGGTAAATTAAAGTATGATTATCAGTTATGGATTGATAGTGATATAGTCTTTAATACTGAAGCATTTTATAAGTTAATTCTTATGGATAAAGATCTTGCTTCTGGATGGTATTGTACAGAAGATGGACAGACTAGTTCTGTTGCACATTGGATGGAAGAGGATGATTTCAGAAAGAATGGTGGAGTAATGAATCATGAAACACTAGAAACTATGTCTAAGCGTAAGAAACCTTTTACTGTTGACTATGCAGGATTTGGATGGTTACTTATCAAGAAGGGTGTATGGGAACACGAAGAGATGAAGTATCCTTGGTTTGCTCCTAAGATGCAAGTCTTTGAATCTGGTGAAGTACAGGACATGTGTGGGGAAGACGTATCATTCTGTCTAGATGCAATTGCTGCTGGATTTGATATATGGTGTGATCCTCGTGTTAGAGTAGGACATGAAAAAACAAGAATTATATAAGGTCTTTGTAAAAGGGAAGGAGTTGTATGATAGTCTTACACAGAATCAATACTTCGAACTAATGGAGGATTTGTCGATAGAGTATTATCAGACAGGTTCTCCACATCCCGACGATATTAAGACTGAAACTTATTTGGAGGAACTAGCGTAATGGCTGCAAAGCAAACACTAACCGTTGAAAAGGTGGTTAGTTATATTAAAGAGAAGTGGATAATCTTTGGGGCAAGTGCTCTGATTATCTTTGTATTACAATTACTGTCTACTAAAGTATTACTATCAGTAGTACTAGGTTTACTCGTGGCAGCATTATTACCTTCTGATATTGTTAAGAAGGTTACTAAAAAAACTAAGGAGACTACTAACTAATGGCAAAATCCAGAACTGGCTCGTGGGGAACTGTTGTACTAGAATCGACCCCGAAAAAGACTCGGCAAGGTGCCAGTAAGCACACAAAACATACTGCTACCTCCCGTAACTCGGCTCGCAAAAAGTACCGTGGA